GACACTAGTTCCGCGCGCAGCGTCTTCCACCCGGAAAACACCCAACCCGCCGACCTTGAGGGAAACGACCGGGCTAGACATCGCGACGCACCTCCAGCGGTGATCCGCCCGGCATGAACAAGGGGTGCATCACGGTAGCAGCGGCCTGATTGCTCCCGATCAGTTCCTCCGCATACGCGCCCGATCCATACAGCTTGTAGGAAAGCACCAGCGCCGGCACGGACCCCGGCAAGGTGATCTTGGAGAGCCGCGCCAGGTCCGCGCCGCGCGCGGTAATGTCGCGCACCATCGCGCTGCGCAAGTCATGCAGCGCCGCATACACCCCGTCCGGCGCATCCAGCATCAGCGTATCGAGCGCGTCGTACAGCGTGTCGCGCACCGCCACCGATTCATCGGCACTCGCGAACGGCAGATAAATCGACGAACGCACCGCCTCCACCACCGCACAGCGCGCTATCACGGCAAACAGCGCCGCCTGGTTGGCCGCCTGCTGCCGGCGCACCGGCGTGTTGGTCGGGATGGATGGTCTGGCATAGGGCGTGCCGGGGCTGTCCGTACGCCGCCAGCGGCAGCAAGCCGCGCAGCGGGTTCGACGGCGTGCTGGCATTGCCGAATGCATTGACCATCGCACCATCGGCCGCGCTGGATCCCGACGTGCTTCCGCCGAAGGATGACGATGACGACGAAGTTCCGCCGAAGGATGACGATGACGACAACACCGTGGACAGCGAACTCAGGCTGCTCGCAGGACTGATCGACGAACCCTGCGCACTGGAGAAATCAAACAACCCGACCAGCGCCCGTACCTGCACCGACAGCTCGGTAAACAACGCATTCGGCGTCGCCAGCAAGCCCACGACATTGGCTTCCAGAATCGATCCGGCGCGCACCAGCTGCGACAGCGACGTGAGGTCAAATCGGATCGCCGAGCGTACCGCGCTCACCGCGCTGTTGATAGACCCGATCTCATCGAGTGCGGACTGTACCGACCAGGCCGGCGCACCGGCAACAGAAAATGCGGACGAAAAATCGGTAGCCATCGCGTTGTGGCAAAGATCGGCCGCATCGTCGACCGCCTGCTGCGTGTCGACCTCCGCCGACGGCTGCACCTCGTCGCCGGCCTCGATGAAGGTCAACGAAAACGACACCATCCCGCGCCGCTCGACGAACTGCTCGCGCAGGCGGGCGTGGCCCAGCAGCGCGACCTTGATCGATCTCCAGGCTCGGATGCACCAGCGTGCCGGCGCCCTGCATCACCAGCGCCGCGATGAACCTCTCTTTTTGATCCAGATAATCGTCGCCAATCAGGAATCCCTCGACGATAAATTCCGATGCCTTGCGCCCCATGTCCTCGCAGAACGGCAGATCCTTGAGCGGAAACTCATGCGTGACCGTCCGGCGACCGACGCCGGTATCGGCCGCCGTGACGTGGAATTCAACGTCGCGGAATTTGGCAACTTGCAGGGATTCGCGGAAGGTCAAGGGGAGGCTCGGACGCAAGGTTAAGTGCGTCCGAGTTTGCCGCCTCCGTCAATACAAAAGGAGGGGGGGAGTTGTTAGTCCGCGGGCCGGATATTGACCCGCGTGATCAATGCGTCATCATTGGTCCGGTGTCGAGCCGGACACCCTTGCCGCTGACGCTTTGCTGCGCAACGTAGGGCTTGCCCATCTCGTTGAATGACACGTCCACCTTCAGCCTGGCATCCAGCGGCAGCGGCTTCAGCCCCTGTATGAGCGCGCGCTGTATGGCATCGTCATTCACTCGCTGGTTGCCAAATTGTTTTTGCACGGACTTATCCTGCGCGCCGTTGAAGATCGACGGGAAGCCGACTGGTTGTGCTGCTTGCTTCTGCACCGGCATGCCAGGCACGACGTCTACTGCGGGCGGAAAGAATGGAGCGGCTTGCTTCTGCGCCGGCATGCCGGGCACAGCGTCCATTGCGGGCGGAGAGTAGATCGGCGGTACTAGCGAATCAAACGCCAATTGCATATGCTGCCTATCCGCAAAAGAATTTCCTTTTGATTTTTCATGCAAGCGATCCATGTATGTCATTGACGACGGCTTCTTATCATCGCCGAACATCGCCTCGCCGGCCATCGTTCCCGCCTTATTGCCGCCCCAGTAGCCGACCCCGGCGCCAATCAAGCCGCCGATAGTGGTGCCGACGACAGGCACAACGCTGCCCAATGCGGCGCCGGCAATCGCGCCGCCAACGGTGCCGCCCAGCGCACCACCGACCGCTCCGGCATAGCCGACTTTCTTTTGCTTCGGTGTCAGGCTGTCGTCGTTGTAGATACCGTACGCATCAAATCCGGCACCCAGCGCGGCCATCGTTCCGCCTACTTTTAGCCCGCCCAGGAACATTTTTCCAAAGCCGCCCGCACCCTTCGGTACGCCGGGTATCGCATCGACGCCTGCTTTCCCGCCGATCCTGCCCAGCGCGACCGATGCAAGGGTCGCGTTCCTGCTCAATAGAGTCATCACGATGGAGGCGGCACCGGCTCCGGCTCCTAGTGTCATGATGCCGACCTTGCCACCTTCCATGGCAGCGGTGAGCATCGGATATTTCTCATACAGCGCGCTGGCCTTGTCGGCGAACCCGCCCAGCATTTTGTTGAAGCCACCCATGCCCTCATACAGCGCCGCAGCTTTGTTCTGCTCGTACATCTCGGCTTTGTAGCCTGGGCGTGAGGCAACGAATTCATGCTCCGAATCCATCATCTTGATCGTGCCGTCTTTGTCGACCCGTTTCACCATGTCATGGTACGCATCGGCATTGGTCAGCACGCCGATGCCGCCGCGCAGCTCCTGCTGATTGTGAAACAGCTTGCCGATGCCGCGCCCCATCAGAATCGCGGTGACGTTGTCGGCGATGCCGCTCAGTTCCTCGGTCGCCGTTAATTGCGCGCCGGTGTCGCCGCGCTTCTTCGCCGCCTCGAGGCGTTGCTTGGCTGCGTCGCGCTTCTTCGTCGCCTCGGCGAATTTCGGATCTCCCTTGGTGATCATGCCGACCAGCTGGATCATAGTGTCGACCGCGTCGACGCCGTGTGAGGCATTCGCGGCGAGTAGATGGCCCAGATCGATAAAGTTCTTTCCGGTGCGCTGCCGTCCGTTGTTCTGGACCAGGCTGTTCGTCTTCTTATCGAAGCTGAAACGCTTGAGGTTCGTCGCCAGATGGGACGAATTCATCGAGTTGAGAAAATCAGTGGTGTTGACGCCAGCCTGATCCGGCGTGCCGGAATAATCGACTGCCAATTCGTTCAAGGCCACCAGTTTGGCCACCGCCGACGATCCCGACATACCGGCGTTCTTTGCCGCGGCGGACTGCTGCGGAAAATAATGCGCCATGTTCCTGATCTCGGCGCCGCCAATCGCCCCGCCGTAAAGTACTTTCGCGAGTGCCGGGCCGACTGCGCCGACCGATACGCCCAGACTCTTGACCAGTCCGGAAGTCATCTGCGCAACCTCTACGACAGATGCATTCCCGGCTTTCGCCACTTTCGCAATGAAAGGCATCACCTTTAAGGTGTCGTCGAGATTGCCGAGCGAATTTCTGGCAACCAGGGATTCAGCGCCTTCGAGGATATCCTCGCGCTTGCCGCCTGCGGAATGCCTGGCGTTCTCGACGCCGGCATTGAGCTTGGCCAGTCCCCTGATCTTCTCATCAATGCTGCCGCCCAACAGCGACACGTTAGTCGCCTGTGCCAGCCGCATGTCGTAATCCATCGTGCCGGTGACCGCCGGCGCCAGCACCATCTTGCCGGCCTGCCAGCCGGCCATCGCAGCGGCCGCTGCCTTGCCGCCGGTGACGATCTTGCCCAGCGTTTTGGACAGTCTGCTTGCTTCTTCGTTTGTCCTGCGCAGTCCGGGTGTAGCTTTTCGCCCAATTTTTTCGAGATTCTCTGCGGCCTGGTTGGCCGCTTTCGCTAGCCGATCCACGATCGGCGGCAGCGTCGACAGATCGCGCTGCAGGTCACGCGGGGCGGACGATTCGCCCATCGTCTTGACCTTCGCGGTCAGTCCGTCGACCGCGGCGCCGACCTGCTGCACGATAATGCGGCAGGCTGGCCAGTTCCTTGCCGGCGCTGCCGACGAACATCTGCAAGTCTTTCAGCGCCTGCGTGTAGTCCGTGTACATCCGGACGCCGATATCTCCTGTGCCCTTATTCATCGTCGCCTTCTTTGGTCAGCTGGTCGATATAGAAATCAAAGCGATGGGCTGGAAGAGAAAGGATTTCCCGTTCCGACCAGCCCGTTTTTACGCCGAGCAAAAGCACCGATCTCAATCGGCCGGATCGCTCGGCGACGATCCTTCCCCCAATTTCCCCACCTCGACCAATCCGGCGCGCAGCGCATGAAAATCAGGGGGTGCCAGCTTGCGGATCATGCCCACCGTAAACGGCCCCTCGTAGCTGCCCACGCGCACCAGCTGGCGCACGGCCAGCTCGGTATTGAAGTTCATCGGTTTGGAGGATGACACCTCCATCTCGGCGTCGAGCATGTCTTCCGTCGTCATCTCGCGCAGTTCGAAATCCATGTGCGTTTCTTTGCCGACCTTCATGCCCTTTGTGAATTTCCCGGTAAAGGTGACCATGGATTACATCTCCTCCACGTCGCCGATGAAGGTCGCCGAGATCTTGCCACCGGCGCTGATGACGCGTGCCTGCTCACAGACCGCATTGCGCATCATGTACGAGAGACCGTTGTTCCCCTCCGCGATGATGGTGCCCGCACGCATGGCCTGCACCGGGCGCAGCTTGAAGCCCTCGATCGCCAGCAGGCTGCATTTGAACTTGCCGGGATTGAGTTTTTCGACGCTGTGGGTATTGCCCATCGCATCGACTACCGCCTCGTTATCGGCGCCGCCGATATCAATTTCCGTCGCGCGCTCTTCTGTTGCGTAGGTCTGACCAGCAAAGGTCATTTTTAACCGTGCCAATATTGCTGCCATGATGCTCTCCTGATTTTGTGCTGTGGTTGGTGGACCATATGGCGCGTGGGCTCCATATGGTCAGGTCGGCGAATTAATTAATGAACTTGACCGCCGCCGCAAATACGTCGAACTGGTTGACCAGGTTCGGACTCGCCACTGCATTAACCTGATTCGGATTGGCGATCGAGCGCAGGATCAACAATGTCTTCTTGAACTCGTCGACGTTCTCGATGATGCCGGCATATTCCAGCGTTCTGGCCAGCCCGATGGTCTCAATCCGCAGCGTGCTCGGCGTCACGATCGGTTGACCTGGCGCAAAGTTGGTGCCGTCGTCGGCCAGCTTGTAATCCGGATAACGGAGGGCGATCAGTACCTTCCATGCATAGCGGAAATAATCGGCGGTCCACTTGCTCTGCAGCTTGAAGTAGGCCCGGGTCGGCACGCCGAAGCTGTTGGTCTTGTAAGTGGTGGCCACCATCTCGATCATCGCGTTGCCGCCGGCGTCGTAACGCAGGGTGGAGATGCCGTTCTTCAGCAGATTGTTGCGGGTCGGCTGGTCGAAGCGATCGACCTCGGCCGGCGCCGGCAGTCCGGGCAGGATCATGCCGAAGTACGGCCGTGCCGGGTCACCGGATCCGCGCAGCGCGCACAGGCCCGCGACCGAGGCCGCGATGCGCCACGGCGCCACCATATTGCCCTCGCGCGGGATGATCGAGACGTGCGGGCTGTTGCGTCCTGTGCCGTAGGTCACCAGGGTGGCGAAACTACCGGACAGGCCTGCGAAGCAATGCGACTCTTGCTGCTTCATCGGGCCGAAGCGGTCGGCGAAATCGGCCTCTATCTTGACGATGTTCGGCGCGTCGCTCCACGGGCTGATCAGGACGATGCGATCATCGCCCTTGATCGCGGCCAGCAACGGGCCGATATCGGGGTTGCCGCTGCCGGTGGCCATGGCCGTGATGACCAGCGTCACACCGGACGGCAAGGTCTGACCGAGATAGAACGAATACCTCACGTCGAGGTCGTTGCCGCATTCGCCCTTGTGGACGGCCACCAGCGCAACCGTGGCCGCGACCGGCGCCACCGGTACCGACAGCGGTAGATCCGGGTTGGCGTTGATCTGGGTCGCGATATTGGCCGCGATCTGGATTGCCGTGTCGCCCTTCGTCACGCCGACCTGCACCAGGGTGCCGTCGACGTACAGCGGGATGTTGCCGGATTCCGTGGCCGGGCCCGGTCGCGACGATCGTGCCGGTGGCGGCGACGCCCGCAAGCAGGTCATCGACGGCGATCACGGTAAATTTACCGTACGGATGCGCCTTGAACGCTTCGGCTGCGATTTGCGCCAGCAGCGAGCCGCGCCCGCCCAGCTGCGTCACCTGGTCGGCGGTCGCGACTGGCACTTCGGTCGGCACCACAGTGATGGCGGTACCGGCGGCCAGCTTCTGGCCCATGATGACGATCTTGCGCGGGATCGGCGGCGTTCCGCTATCGGCACGCGAACCATCGATTTCAATATATTGCCCCGGCACGAGAACGTCGGCCGGGATTTCGCGGAAGCTGACATTGTCGGCCATGGCGGTTCCTCTCTATGTGGTGCTGCGTTGATGTGGACGAACTGAATCGCTTTGTTACTTGCTCTTGGCCTTCGGTGCTTCTGCAACAGGTGCTTCCGGCGCAGGCGCAATCACCGTCGCAGGCGCAATGGCTGGCACATCCGCAATCGTCACGTCGCCGTCGAAACTGCGCTGATACCAATAGCTGTTGAGCGCAAGATCCTTGCCTTCCGGCGGCAGGTTGCCGTTACCGTCCGGCAGCGGCACGATGATGCCTGCCCGGGGGGTGATTCTTTTCTGCGTCATGGGGTACTCCGTGGAATGGTGACGCTCAGTTGGGCGTCGGGTTGGCTGATGCTGTAATCGGGTGCGTCCTGCACCCATTTCTGATGCTCGGCGTCGGACTGGTGCGGATCGGCGATATCGAGGTCGGCGCGGAAGGTCAGGAAGTCGGTCAGATTGCCAATGGTTTCATCCACCGTCAGCGGCTCGGTGGCGTCATACGGGCCGCATTCCACCGCCAGCGACACCCAGCCATACGGCACTTCGAGCTGAGAGGAATGATCGATGTTCGTGATGCGCATCAACGGCCCGGTCATTTGACGCTGGATCAGGGTCTTGACCTCGCGCGCCATGATCAGCTCGGCTTCCTCGACATCCTCGCCGGCGGCTTGCTCACCCAGTTGCACCTGGCCGACTACGATCAGCTTCAGCCGCTGGTCATACACGTCTTCGCCGGTCTGTCCGCCGGTGATGATGGTGAACACGCCGGCCTTCAGTTCAGCCGGCTGGCGCTCGGCATAGTCCTTCAGGCTGCGCGTGACGGTGCGCAACGGATACGCCGCCGCCAGTGCCACCTGCAGGCTGCTCAGGATCTTGGATTCGGGGGTCAGCAGGTTCATGCGCCAAACGCCTGTTGTGTGGCCGTATGCACGCCTTCGCGCAGCAGCGCGATCACGCGCTCATCCATCTTGCTGCGGGTGCGCTGTACGAACGGATTGGCCTTGGTGCCATGCGCAGCGATGAAGCGCTGCAAGCCCTTGGCGCGCGCGCGCAGTTCGCGCGGATTGGTCACGCGCTTGGTCACGCGCAGCCAGTCCATCAACGGATTCAATGGCGCCCAGTGCGGCCGGCCGCCCTCGTTGACCGCCGCGGCGTACTTCATGGAAGAGCCGACGCTCCAGTCGGCGACGCCGTTGCGGTGTGCCTGGATACTGTTGGTCAAGCCGCTCAATGCCTTCGGCGCTTCCTTCTTCTCAGCCCGGGAGAATTCATTCGCGCCGCGCTGCACGAAGCGGTCCAGCGTCTTCGGCAGCGAAAGCACGGCCCGCGCCACCCGCTTTTCGAGCTGCGTCACATCGACGGTGAGCGTGAGGATGCTCATGTACCCACCCTCGATCCCTTCGATTCCCACTCGCCGGATCATCTCCGAATGCAGCGCAGCCGGCGTCATGTTGCGCGGGGCCGAATGCAGGCCGTCGCGCATCAGCACCGGCTTCTTGATGTTGCGCATGACCATCTCGCGCATCGCTTCGGCCTGGGCGCGCAGCAGCAGCAGGAAGCGGTCGCCGTCCGGCAGCGTGGTATCGGTTGCGAGATCGCCGATCGCCTGCTTGCCGAAATAGTAGTAGCGGAACTCGGCACCCAGCGTCATCAGCTGCAGTTGCGTGGGTTCCGGCGTCAGGTGCAGCTCGCGTCCACTGACGCCATCGACCACGCGCACATCCGGCATCGGCCCCGGCCACTGGCGTTCCCACGGCTTGGCGCGCGGTATCGGCACAATGCCCCAGAGCGACGACTTGAAGAGATAAAGATTGTCGGGCGCCGGGTAATCCATGCGGCCGACTTCGACGGCCAAGGTCCCCAGCAGGGTGCGCGGACGATGCCGGGTAAAGTCCAGCACCGCCACATCGAGCAGCCGCGCCATGTCGCCGGCGTTGACGAACACCTCCGCCGCGTCATGCAGCGAAGCGGACAGGTCAGCCGCCAGGTCGGCACGGGACATCGAACCGGCCATTGATTAAGCTCCGGCCTTTTCGGTCGCGCGGCGCAGGCTTTCCGCCGTCATCGCCTCGATCAGCGACTTGCGGTTCTGGCCTTCCGTTTCCAGCGAGGTCGCGTGCACCAGCTGCTCATCAGACAGATTGCCCAGAGCGGCAGTCACGTTCTTGACGTTACCGGTTAACAGCGTGGCGATCGGATCGACCGGCGCGGCGGCGGTAGCGCCTGCCGGCTGATAGCCAGGCAGCAGCGACGGATCCACATCGCGCGTCTCGCCGGACGGGATCGTGGCGCTGCCGATATGGATCGTGTTTCGACCGGTGTTTGTGTAGGGTACTGTTTTCATCTTAGATTCCTGTCGGTTCTTTTCTCACAACCGGTCCACCGTCAACACGGTGGACCGGATCTAGAGCCACTGCTCTCTCGGGGGGTTATCCCTTAGCGGCCGGTGAAGCTGTATGCCAGCACCGACGTCATACGCATGGCGACCGGGGTCGGCACCTTGATCGCGGAGTACTCCTCGCCGTACGCCTGTTTCTTGCCGATCGGCGTACCGGTGCTGTCCACTGCCTCGAACGGCTGGCCGGTAACGAAAGGCTTGGCGACGACATAACCGAGCAAACCGCGCTGGCCGATCATGATCCGCTCGGACCCCATGTCCACGCCCGGCGCATTGGTGCCGAAGGCCGGCAAGCCGTTGACCTGGCCCAGATCGCCGACGTTGTCGGTGTTGGCGCCGTTACGTTGGAACTGCTGCATGAACTGCTCGGCGTTCGACATCGCATTGTTCAGGCTCGGCGAAGTCAGCAGGAAGTCCGGCTTGATGAAGCGCTGTTCGTCCATGAATGCCTTGCGCTTGCCGACCGACTGGATCACCTTGTTCATCTGCTTTTCGAGCGTCGAACCGGCCTCGATGTCGGTATCCACCTTGACGATGTTGGTCGGGGTGTAATACGCGATCGTGTTGACGCCGACCGCTGCGGGCACCACCGGCGCGCCGAGTTCTGTCACGAACTGGATATAGCCGAGGTTGAAGGAGTTCACCTTCCAGTAAGTGCCGGCGGCCTGCTTGCCGGTGCCGTCCCATTGCGTGATCGCCACGCTGTCGAGGATCACCGCAATCGGGTTCTGCGCGGCGCCGACTGCCGTGCCCTGCAGGTCGCGCTGCTGGAACGGACGCACCACCGGGTAGGAGACGGTCTTGATCTGGCTGACCGCACCCAGTTGCGCGTTGAAGCTCTCGGCAGGCACCGCCGTCGCCTGATAGGCGTCCGACGAGCGCTGCAGCTCGTTCAGGATGCGGCGGCAGATCAGCTCGCGCATGATGCGGGCGTTCATCTCGACGTTGCGGCCCATCGCATCCCAGTTGATCGCGGCGGCCTGCGTGAAGTGCATCACCTCGTTCGACACCAGCATCGCCAGCTTCATCGGCTGGATATACGCGGTGTCCATGAACTGGCCCATGCTGGCGCGGTGGATCGGCTGACCCTCGTACACGATGCCGTCGTTGTAGACCGCCGACATGTCGCGCAGCTCGTAAGGGATCTGGGTCGTGACGGTCGCGCTGAAATCGGTCGAGGCCTGCACCAGCTCCAGGATCCGCAGATCGGACAGCGCCTCGCGGATCACCTCGCGGCGGAAGCCGACCGGCAGGTTCGTGTCCGAGATATTGGTCTCGCCGCCGGACAGCATCTTCACTTCCCTGGCGATCGAGGGCGCATGCAAGCGGTCGAATTCTGCCAGCACCATGTTGACGAAGCCTTCAAAGCGCGCCGGCAGCTTCTCGGTCAACTTCAGACCGCCGTTGGCGTAGCTCGTCGTCTTCTTGAGCTGGTCGCGATACATGCCTTCCAGCTTCTTCACATCCTCGAACGGCATCGAGATATGCACGCTGCCGCGCGGCGCCACATAACCGAGCGCGGAAAGTTGACGGGCGATCGCCAGTTCGTTTCCTTGATTGATTTGCACTTGGGCCAACTTGACGATCTGCTTCCGCCGTCATCTCCGGCGTGACCAGGTCGGCGACCGCTTCGGTCAATACTTTCTTGGTTTCGGCATCGAACGCGGCGACCGCACCGATCGTGTCCGACAGCAGCTTGACGTTGACGGCCTGCTTCTCGGCCAGCGCCTTGGCGCCGTCCGCGACGCGGCGGGTCTCATCGGCCATCAGTTGCTTGACCTGGTCGGCTGTCATGCCGGCACTGATCTGCGGCAGTTCGATCGACAGCTTGATTTCGCGGTCGCCGTATTCGGCGGCCAGCTTGGTGCCGGTCGATTCGAAGCTGC